ATAGCTTGCTTTCTCGCTTTGCCCGCACCTAATGCTCTAAAACTGTCAGACTTGACAAATCTAGCTTTTTTAGTTTGATACAAAGCAGTAAGCATAGTATCAACTACTTGCTTAGCTGGCCCATCTATATCATCTATATCGACTAGATCAGCTATTTCTCTACCAGCTACACCTAGATCACGAAGTTGTCTTAGTAAAGTACCACCAATTAAGTCAGCAATTACAACGTTTTTAGACGTCCAAATCTCTTGACCATCAATAACATCATTAGTTTCAAACAACTCTTTTAGGTACTCTTGTGGTGACATATCAGCAGCGTTTCTGCCTTGTGTAATTCTTTGATGTGCCTCGACAGCTTCTCTAAATGTAGATGCTAATGTAGATCTGTTACCTTTAGCTTTTTCTAACTCTTTAGCAAACTTTTCGCTGCTAACAAGACCTTTGTATATACGTTCTACAGTTGCATCATCAGTCTCACCAAGCATACCGATACGTTCACGCTCGACTGGAGTAGTTACACTACCAGTAGATCCTTCTTCAGAACCCCACGATTTACGTGTCTTTGACAGCTGTTGACGTGCTATCTGTGGATCTACTTGTGACAAGTGTGCCCCTTGGTGTGGTTGAGATATAGGTGCGTTTTTATCTGCTCTAAATTCTGTTTCACCACGACGTAACTGGGCTACGCCAGCTTCTACTGTTTGATCTTTTATGCTTTTATTTCTATCTTGTATCTGTTTAATTGCTTTACTTCCGCCTTTTTTTAAGGTATATGCAATACCATCAAATACTAAGCCTATACCCATACCTTCTACGATGTTTTTTACTTTCATCATTACAGGGTGATCGGTATCTTTAGTAGATAGTGGTGTATCTACCCAGCCGTATCTGTCACGTAACGCTCCTAATGCGTTCTGTTCATCTGACTCTTTAGATACAAGGTCAGATACAGCTCCTACAGCTGCACCTCTAACTAAGTTGCCTTTTGATAGTGCTAGTAAACCAGCTGGTACAGTAACTAGACCGGCAGCAGCAGCACCTTTTGCAGCAAGTACAGTTCCAGCAGCTAAGCTACCAAAATGCACTAGACCACGTAACTGTCTACCCCACCATGTTTTTGTTTCTATAGGATTATCATATGCACCAAATGGTGTAAAGTCAGGCGTATAAGTACCTGTAGCAGCTCTTTGACGCTGCATTTCACCAGATAACGCATCTACCGTACGTTCTGGAAAGGTAGCAATAGAAGACGCAGTGTCTTGTAATCCACCTGATAAGATCGACTGACCTTCTTTGATGAGTGCCTTAGCACCCCATGTATCGGCATTTCTAGGGTCGTACTGCACTGCATCAGCCTTAGCTGTTGCTTGGGCTTCCGCAGCCTCCGCAGCATCTAACCTATCTTGCTCTTGATTGTACTCTTCGGTTAAACGATCAGCTTCACTACCTAGATAATCTAGATAATCATCGTCGCTTTGACCTAAGTAATTGGAATTAGTCATTCTTCTTTCTTTGTCTTAGTCGGTTAAGACCTTCGTTTGCTTTTGCTTTTTCTTCTTGTTTTCTCTTTCTTTCAGCTTCTTTAGCTGCCCTTCTTTCGTCTCTCTGTATTCTACCCTTTTCAGCTTCTGTTAAAATTAAAGCAGCTACATCGGCTTGCAAGTTTTGAAACTGTGACATGGGCATATTTTTTAATTTTGGAAAAGTTGCTAGTACAGCATCCTGTTCCTTGGGTGATAAGTTAACTAATCTACGCCAGTTTTTTTCCTCTGTTTGAGCACCACCAATATCATTAGATCTGTTAGCTCTCCTTCTTATAAGGGCTAACATCATAAACGTTTGATAATCTTCAGTAAATCTTTCTTTAGCCATACCAGCTAAACCATCGCTGTTGTCCACAACGTCTATAATTTCTTCAGCTGTAAATCCATATCTACCAAAATCAGTGTAGCCTTGTTTTGCCATTTTATAGACTGACTCTATATTATAATTAGTAAGTTTTGATGAAGGTATAACACCTATAATTCTACCTGTAGGTTTTTTAAAATAGTCATCGTTCTCTTGGTCAGATAATTTTCCTCTATGATTTTTTGAAATACTTTGTCTCTGGCGTTCTTTAGCAAAACCGTTAAGCATTTTAGTTGCACTTTCTCTATCTTTTTCTATAAAGTTATAGGTTTTGGTTTGGTTAGATGTACCTCCTTGTCCAACTTCTGCATAGTCTTCTGGTGTTAGCTCTGCATAGTCTTTTTTATAAGTAAGCAATCCTGTATCTTTATCCATACCACCCGTAGCCTTTAGTCTTTCTATAGCATACTCGATACCATTCATAAACGTACCGTCGTCTTGACGTATCTTTACACTTTTTATTACTTCATCAAAGTACTCAGGCATAGGCCCACCGCTTTTTAGAAAACGATTCATCTGCCTTAATGCTTCTTTTTCGTATACTGAATTAAACTCAGAATTGTCAATTAAAGATTTATCGTTTATCAAATCAATTCTATCATTTTGATAATCTTTAGCTGTTGTAAGTATTTTAGATTTATAAAAATCTTTATACCCTCCTTCTTGTAGTTTTTTTATAACGTCTGGTAAGAATTTTCCTACAGCTTCTCCTTCACTTACATTAGTACCATCTGTAGCTGCTTTAACTTTAGCTCTAAGATCACCTACAGCTGCATCTATTTGAAACTTCATGGGTTGTGTTAGGTTTCCCTGCTCTACACCCTGATCTTTGCCTGCAATTATTTTCATCGCAGTTTCCATATCTTGCCTTGCTCTGTATATCTGGCCTTGACTTTTACCAGCAGACGGATGATCTCCAAAGTTAGCACCAGTCTGTTCTCTACTTAAAGCAGCTTTTATTTTTTCTGGAAAGTCCTCACCTTTCAGTTCTGGAATATCTCTCCACTGTCCCATTAACTCAAATACTACACCAGAAGGAGGATTTCCGTCGTACTGATTAAAGACCTCATCCATTTGTTCGTTGAACTTATTTGTTGCAGCTACTTTTTCTTTATCAGGATCACGTCTAAAAGATTCTATTGCATTTTGTAAGTTACGAGAGTTAGCCCTAGTGCTTTTAAAATTACTATTTGCATAACTTGTGGATTCACCAGTAGCACTATGAGTAAACTGAGCTTCATTTAATAAATAATCAGCATCAGTATCATCCATACCGTTTTGCCCCTGACTTACCATGGATGCTACTTCAGAAAATACATAGTTTTGAGCTTCTAACTTTGTCTTAAAGTTTTTTTCTTTCTGTACGTATTCTATTAGGCCATCCGTTCCATCTATATTAGGTACAATACTTTCACCGTCTTCACCGGGTTTTTTACGATTTTGTATTACTTCTACAATACGACTTCTAATTTTTTTAGTTTGGTTTGCCTCTGCTCTGCTATCGGTAACGCTTTCCCATCTTTGCATCTTGGCTTGCTTTCTACGACGCATTTCTGGAGCTAAAGTTTTAATATAAAATCTATCGAACTCTTTATCAGACATACCATAAGCTTTTGCTTGTAGTATCATTTTAGATAAAAAGAGCTCTTCTGTACTTTCGTATAAAGATAAAGCAGCGTCTTGATCGTCTATTAAAAGAAAGTTATTTTCTGTTAGAAATTTATTTTTGGCAGTAAAGCCTTTGTCAAACAACTCCTGTTTCAGTTGACGTTCTGTTAAATCTCCGGCGGTATCCGCGTTTCTAACTTTAAATAAGTTTTTTGCAACAGCAGAGTCAAAATTATCTTTATTTATGTTTTCATGCAACTCTTTAGTAAAGTCAGCATTTTTTATATTAAAGTTACCTTCTGCATCAGTATACTTTTTTCTAAGTGCTTCTAACTTGTCTCGCTCTAACCTGTTAAGTTCTCTAGCTTCTCTTCCAGCTTCACGTGCTTCAACAAATTGAGCAGCAGATTTTGAAAAGTTTACTAAACTTTGTAAGTTATTATCAAAGTTTCTTTGTTGTAATTCTCTGATTCTGACCATCTGCTGATAGAAGTCCTCGGAATCAGCCTTAGCGTCATCTATCGCGTTATTGGTCGCTTCGGTCATATCAGCGTCTGTTTGCAAGTAGTTGGTCTTGCTGATGTCGGGTAACTGATCCCGTGGTGTACCAACTACGGTTCCAAATGATGATGTCATAATACTATCCTATAAATTACCAAATAATCCTTTAGACCCAAAAGCTCCCAAGCCTTGTAAGCTACTAGCAATACCTAAGCCTGCTTGTGCGATCTGTAAAGCACCACCAAGTCTGTTTGTTGGGGGCAACATAACAGGCATACCATACTGTGGAGGTAGCCCTAGTGCTTCTTTAGCTGAAGCATTTGCTGCTTGAAATTTACGAGTAGCACCCTGTCGTGAATATGCTAAATTTCTTGGTATAGCATCTAACACACCTTGCACCTCACTTTCGGCTTGTAATACGGATTGGTATCCAGCCAAGCCAAACCTTCTACTTCTACCGCCTTCGTTTACTTTTTGACTTGCAAAATATTTACGATAGGCATTTTCTATATTCTTTCTACCCTTACCTTGGGTAATAATAGCTTTTGCATAAGCATCTGCATTGTCTCGGCTAAAACCTAATACGTTTAAGTTTTGCTGTCTTTCAAGTGTAGTCTCTCTGTTAAAAAACTTTACACCTTCAGACTTGAAAGCAAATGCCTTTTGTCTAGCTTTATCTCTAGCGGCTGCTCTAGCCCCTGCATTAGCATCTACGCACACGGCAAAATTCAATAAATGTTACATTATTTGGCCCATGTTTTAACTTACGTAAAAACTTGAAGCCCAGAAACTTCAGCAGTTTTAGATGTGCTGTGTTTCTGCTATCAACTATATTCCAAAGGAGTCGCTCTTCGCGGTTATCGACATACCGCTTCGCTTCTCTTGCGAATGTAATTGGATATCGGTGTATATCAGGAGTGCATAGCATCCATATATCACCATCTGTTCCTACTCCGGCCATGCCAGCAGTCTTGCCGTCAGGCACTGTGAAATACACGTAGGATGGGTTGTGAACCATTAGAGACGGTAAGAGGGTAGGATCTATCCCATGCCCCTCTTGCACCTCTCTGTGGTCGTCTGGACGTAGGTTAGAGGCCACTTCTGTAGCAGCCTCTATTGTGAGTGGATGAATGTATTTAGACACGTTTATAAAATCTGGGTGAAAAGTCTCCTTCCCAAGACAACGCTCTTAACGTAGCTGGGGCAGGGTGTGATGATTTAAGAATAACATCAACGTTTGTGTTTCTTTCGTACACAGGTATAGTCTTAATAAACTCGTCAAGGAACGGAGCATCAGATACTTTGTACTCATCTAATTGTGTAGATTCGTAAACTTCTGTGTAGTCCGGTTTACCTATTCGTTTAAGTGTAGTTTCGTATAGACCTATTTTACCAAAGTGTATCTTAAGCCTATGTAAGACTAATGATGAATTTACATCAGCTCTAGCTTTACCTCCAACATTTGATGTAGCATAAAATCTTGGAAACTTAACTTCGTAAGGATATATGTATCCTATAATTAATGTTACTCCAGACCAGTTGCCAATAACAGTTAAGGTAGTTCCTGATACTGTTGGTTTAGCATATCTACCGATACGCGGCGCGTTAGTATCTACATCAACGATAACAAGATCGTGATTTGGTGTTGTAACTGTGTTTAACCACCCCACACCACTGAAGGTTGTGGTATTCGTAGTTGCGTTAAAGCTACCGCCGCTAATAGTAGTATGATTATCCACATGTAATAAGAAGTCTGTTTCATCTTGTGTTATACTTGGATCGTCTTGTGTCTGCACTAGTTTTATGCTTTGTAAATAGTAATCACTATCTAAAAAGAAATATTCATCATTTATAATAAAATGGTATATTAATGGATTATTAAGTTTCCATTTAAACCATGCAGCTTGTTGTCTTTGCTCAGACACTTGAAAATATTTATAACCAAAAACAGTATCTGAGTTTGTCTTACTTATTAATATTATAGAGTTTTCTCTTGAGTTGGTAAGTAAGTCTATATCTTTTGGTAATAGTGTAGGTACAACTTTACTAACCTCAACTATAGATGGTTCTCCTTCTCGACGTATGTTAGCCATTTCATTGAATCGACTAAACTTACCAGAGTTATCTACATAAGCTAGTGTAGTTCCTAATGATATAGGAGGTATATCTTTATTATAATTAAAGGTTGACAGGCTACGCAGTTTTGCAGTATCAGGGTTAAAGACTGTATCATCTGATGCAAGTAAAAACTGTTGGTTTGTACTAAATATCACCAAACCTGTATTAGTGTCTATGCCATCAAAAAGCTCTGATGGGAATGTTGATGCAGCTGATATATCAACAGGGTCGCTAGCTGATACTGTAAGAGCGGTTTCTATAAAGAAGTCAGGTTGACCTAATGTACCCGGTCTTGATGCTATTGCATTTTCACCTGATAATAATACTAATCTATTTCGGAAAAACAAAACTTTATTGATACGTTTTCCTACAAAACTAGGCTCAGGATTTGTTACATTGTCTCCTACGCGTCTCTCTTTATAATCAAAAGGTCTAACTGTAAATGTAGTTGTAGCAGTACGCTGTATAACCAACGGCATATTTGTAAGTGTTTTGGTTATGCCGGGTGCTGCACATTCGACCCATGAACCAGTTCCATCTTTATTGTTTTGACCTTCAAATCTAAGATAGTAATCATCTTCTTCTGAACGTAAAGCGTTAGATACTTTTACTATATATCCATGCTTACACTGGTTAGGTAAGTTTTGTACATCGTTTACTGAGGTCTGAAACGAACGCATTAAATCATCTTCTACAACTTCTAGCTGAAACGGGTTATTACTAGAAAAGTATATACCATTACCTATATGCTTGCCACTAATTCCACTAGGTAAATTAGCAAGAATACCACCAATAACAGTATCAGCAGTAACAGCTGTATCTGCATCAAAAGGGGTAGGCTCCGGTCTGATTATACCGTCTCCGTTAGTTGATACTGTAGCATTAAGCACAGTGGATTCATGATCTTCTACTCGAACTGTATATTGAAAGTTTTGTGAAGCAGAGTCTAAAATTACATCAGCTGTATTTCCTGTAGTCCAGCCTTCACCACCATGTAGTAAGACCACGTCTCTACTATAACTACACCTATAGTTTTGTCCATCTGGGCCTTCTTGAATAGCACTGTAGTTAGGACTTACACCTTGTTGTCCTACAGTAGTGATTCTAAATATTAGATTTTTTTTAGACGATCCTGAGTCTACACTAAAGACCTGTGTACCTATACCGGGGCAGTGACCTGTGCCATCTCCCTCATTTAGCGTATCACTCGATATTTTAAGACGTGTAGCTCTTGTTAATGTTGAAGTCTGTGTATTGTTTCCGTGTAGGTTTATACCATACTGCCTACCGTTTTCTGTACGTATTAGTTCTAAAAATGCAAAGTGTGCATCAGGTGTGGTATCAGTTGTACCTGTCATACCAACAAGCGTGTTAGCATTAGTAGCGTCACGACTGTTAACGAAGGTAGTATCGTTAATGGTTAAGAATTGTAAGTTTTCTGGAACAGTTGTTGCTAGGTAGTTTTGTATCGCTGTTTGATTATTAACACCGTTATGAGTATAACTAGTAGTCATCTGCTGACCGTCACTACAACGCCATACGCGAACTTGTCCGTCAGCTGCTACTTGACCTATGTAAGATCCCTCAGTTTCGTCACGAAAATAGTGAAACCACGAACCACCAGTTTGTACATTAGTTAACTTATCTGATCCTATTCTTTTTGCACCCGGCCTTTTAAATAATCCTCTAGTTATATCTGGTATCCCGTTTGTGATCTCAGTTACTTGACCGGGAAATTTTAACTGGTCAGGCTGTTCCGACATTCCTAGTGAGTATTGAGGTATAGTTTGTGTTATGCCTGCCATTATCTTCTTAGATTTCTAAATGGTTGATAAGATTGGTAATGAGTATCATCTTCAAATCCAAGCATGTTGTGATCTCCTTGATTGCACTCGTACTCCATAAGAGCTGCACGAGACAAAGCTTCTTGCTGAGCTAGTAACTTTACAAGCTGTGGATTGGCAACAAGCTGTGTAGCTGCTGCTCTTGCTGCTCGGTTTGTGATATATCTTCTAAATATTATTGGTAAATCTTCAAACTCATAAAGTCTAACAACATCTAAATCTACATCTGATGTAAATATATCTGTGTGTTTTACTTTATCATACAGTCTACCATTACGACGTACGAAGTTACTACGCCTATCAAAACGTCCATCATGTAGATCCATGGATAGTATGTCGTTTCCTATCAGAATAAAATTGTTAGAGTCTGGGCTAAACTTGACGTGTTTTTCTGTATTAAAGTGCCACCCCTCTGCCTGCGTGTCTACGTTGGCATCGCGGAGTAGATTAAATATAAATGATATTTCTGGATTGTCAAAGTTAAGTGTTGTAATAGGTGATTGACCTATAGCCCCCAGTATATTATTTACTGCGGACAGTTCTGTGTCGATGTCAATAGTTGTGGAAGCCATAAGAAAAAAGGGGAGCCGAAGCCCCCGTATAAAAAGTGTAAATTAAGAGAAAGCCTTAGTTGTGTTAGATACAGCAGCACCGGCGATTAACTCAACAGCACTTGCTGGGTTGAGAGAATCTGCTCCCATAGCTAGACGACCTAAGATAACGTCTCCTTGGTAAACCACTGAGATGTCTCCAGATGTTGTCTGAACTTGTGGGCCGATTGCTTCTACACATGCGGCAGCTTCTTTCTGGAAGATCAAACCACAGCTCTGTGCAAACTCTGTGCTGTTACCGTATGTGTTAACAGTCTTAGTTGCAGATGAGCCAGCTCTTTCGTCAGCCATTGTTTCGCCTACGAAACTACCTTGGTTGTCACCACCGTTTGTGCCGGGGTTTGTTGATGAAGCAGAACCACCGTTCTTTGTACCAAAACTACCGAAGAATGGGATGTTCATTGACTTGAAGATCTGGATACCAGCGATCTCGATGATGCCATTACCAGACTGCAATGCGTCTCCTCTTTCGTTACGGTTGATTAATCCGTTAGTTTCTATGTTCTGTATAAGAGCATAGTACTGTCTTGGGTTAAGTACGGCAACCCGACCCTCACCAGAAACTCCTTTCTCGTCTAAGATCGCAGCAGCGTCATAGAAAGCTGTGATAAGGAATCCGGGGTTGTACGCATCAGAAGCCTGTGCGTTTGTACCTACACGTAGCTGTGTTCCACCGGGTTCTACAAAGTTAGCCTTTGAGATAGGGTGTGCTGTACGTGCAGCCTTTGTGATAGCTCTGAAGATCTTTCTGTCATACTGCTCTGCAAGAGCGTATCCGATCTTTCTAGAGATCTCACCTCTCAAATCATAGTGTGAGAGTGTTTCATCTAGCTCATAGACAAAAGCTGAACTGATTAATAAATCATCAACAGTTATTGTCTTTTCTGCTACTGGTGGTGCAGAATCTGAGTTACCAAGGATGCTATTTCCCGGTGTATGATACTCAGCTTTTGTGCGTCCAGTGTAGATGAACTGTAGAGATTTTCCGTTTTGAAGTGTTCTTCTCATCACAAGGTCACGAGCTATCGTGTTCCTTTGGAAGCCTTTGAACATTTCCCCGGAAAATAATTTAAGGTAAAGGGCTCTCTTATCACCCGAACCGTTAGCCTGACCCAGATTGGTAATACCTGTAGTCAGTGTTGAATTTTGTTGTCCCATTTCTAAGAATGTATTATGTGTTTACGTTCTCAGTACTGAAATTTTTTGGCCTTTTTTTGTGGTCTATCCCACCGTCTAGACGGCAATAGGTATCCTCCTTGGAGGGCTGTTGCCAATAGAGTAGGGAGGAGTTGCACCTCCCATGTCAACTATTTCTTGACTACTCTTGTGTACTCAATGCCACGATATACGTAGGTTACAGTCATTGTAAACTCCATATACCCAAGCCCCGTTCCATGCTTGGATCTCATGCGTCCCGAAGGATGAACGGACGTGGTATTAAGCTAAATCTAATGGAAAATTATGTGCGTTTCTCTCGTGCATTACTTCCATACCAAGGTTCTGTCTGTTGACAATATCAGCCCATGTAGGTATAATCTTGCCATTAGCATCAACGATTGACTGGTTAAAGTTAAAACCGTTTAGATTAAAGGCCATTGTTGATATACCCATTGAGGTGATCCAAATAGCAACGACAGGAAACACAGCAAGGAAGAAATGAAGAGCACGGCTGTTGTTGAAGGATGCATACTGGAAAATCAGTCTGCCGAAATAGCCATGAGCAGCGACAATATTATAGGTTTCACCATCCTGACCGAACTTGTACCCATAGTTCTGAGACTCGAGTTCAGTCGTCTCGCGAACGAGAGAACTAGTAACGAGACTTCCATGCATAGCAGAGAAAAGAGCTGCACCGAATACCCCAGCAACACCGACCATATGGAAAGGGTGCATAAGTATATTGTGCTCTGCTTGGAATACGAACATAAAATTGAAAGTACCACTAATACCAAGAGGCATACCATCACTGAAACTCCCTTGACCGAACGGGTACACAAGGAATACAGCGAACGCTGCTGATACAGGTGCAGAGTAAGCTACTGCAATCCAAGGACGCATGCCTAATCTGTAGCTGAGCTCCCACTGGCGACCCATGTATGCTGAGATACCAATGAGAAAATGGAAGACAATAAGCTGATAAGGGCCACCATTGTATAGCCACTCGTCTAATGTGCCTGCTTCCCATATAGGATAGAAGTGTAGACCTATAGCATTAGAGCTAGGTACTACTGCTCCTGAGATTATGTTATTACCAAATAGCAAAGAGCCTGCAACTGGCTCACGTATGCCGTCAATATCGACGGGAGGTGCAGCGATAAATGCTACGATAAAGCATGTTGCTGCTGTTAAGAGTGCGGGTATCATTAATGTACCGAACCACCCCACATAGAGGCGGTTATCGGTAGATGTGACCCACTCACAGAACCTTTGCCAGTTGTTATCTTGTCTAGTTAGAGTTTGTGTTTGAGTTGTGATCATTTTCTAATTTTTAATTTATTTCGTCGTTTGTGATTATAGTTGATCCTACGGCTACTGGTCTTTGATCTGTTGAACTTGGCTTTTTCGCCTTTCGACATCTCACCAGTAGTCTTAGGAGTCTTGGAAGAAACGCGTTTCGACGGACGGCAAGCTGGATAGCCTTTGCGTTTCTCCCCTTTTTGGCGGCCACAAGGCTTGCCGGTCTTGGTGTCTACCCATTCTTCTTTAAACCATCGTCTTAAGCTCATCTTCTTTTCTTACGTGAATATCCGGGTGCAGCTTTCTTCTTGCCACCGGCTTTGACTTGACCTTTACATACCTTAACACCATAAGCGTTGGCGTATGCAGAAGGGTATACTTTGAATTTGCGTTTGGCTGCTGCCTTACCGCGAGGACATAACTTACCCATTACTTACCTCCGTGTTTACAGCCACAGCCTTTGCCTTTCTTTTTACCTTTCTTGTGCATTAATTGTAACCCTCTTTCTTCAGTAATTCTTTTAGCCTTTGTTGACGCTTTTGAAATGTGGAGCTGTGAGATTTGTTTCTAGGGTTTAGTTGGTTTTTTCTAACTCTGTTTAAAAGAAAGTTATCGCTAGGATCATTAACCTTACCGTTGCCACTAGTCTTGCTGTTGAAAGCATCGACATCTTTGGTGTTTTTCTTTTTCTTTTTTCTACCAAACATTAGACTTTTCCCTTTTTCATTCTAATTTTACCTACTCTACCAGCTCCAGAGTTAGGTAGAAATCTACCATGAGGCTCGTTTACATCTGTGTAAAGTTTAATTGGTGTGCTAGGCCCGTCGTTCAAGGCTAAAGCTTTTTTATTGCCTTTGCGTTTCCTTACGGAACCGTCTTCTGAATAAGTAATTGCCATTAGATTCCTGTTACATCGTTAAGAAGGTTGTTCATCCTTCGTTGTCTGTTACCTTTACTGGTAGAAGTTTTGTCAATAATTCTTATAGCGTCAGTTATTTCTGATTCACTTAAGTTTTTCATATCTTCTATTCTTCTGATAAGAGCTACCTTTTTGCCTTTAGCGTGTTTGGTATTCTGCTCATCAAATGGTTTTATGTTTTTTGTTTTCTTTGCCATTAGCATTTCCAACGTCGTAGGGCAAGAGCCTTTCTTGTAGGCTTACCGTTTGGTTTTTTCATTGGGCCTTTCATGCCACCCATGCGGGCACAGAATGACCTCTTTCTAGCCCCTCCTCCGGGCTGTGGAGCTTTGAGATTAGAGCCAGTGGCACGATTGTACTTGGCTCTACCTTTAGCTGTCAGGCCGCCTTTGCGGCTCTTCTCACCTCTTCCGAGAGACAGGCTTACTCCCTTTCTTTTTCTTGGTGCCATTTTTACCTCTTAGTTTTGCGAAGTCCGCTCCTGTAATCTTGTCTCTAGGTGGTGCAACTCTGGCGATCTTCATTTGTTTGCCAGAGTATTTCTTTCCAGCTCCTTTTGGCATTAGAATATACCGGGTATGATTTGTCCTGTTGTAGCATATGCTCCTACAGCTGCTACGAAACCGAGCATAGCTGCCCAGCCATTGAATCTTTCTGCTTCGGGTGTCATTATAATATACCGGGAATAATTTGTCCAGTTGTGATGTAAGTACCAACAGCAATTACGAATCCTAGCATGGCTAGTCTGCCGTTCAGCTCTTCAGCTGGATGCCATTTCTGGCCGTTGTGGTTGTGTGTCATGCGTTTACTGACTGATTGTTTTTCTTTCTGTATTTTTCTACGCGAGCCAGAGGTAACTCTAGCTGGCGATAGTATTCTTTTTTCTCAGGTTTAAATAGATCTTGTGGTGATCTAGGATCTGAGGTAGGCTTTTTCTTCTTAGCCATTAGTATCTAGGTTTCTTTTTAAGTTTACGAAGCTTCTCAAAGTTTCCTTGAGTTGCTGCTTTTTCTTCATTTAAGAAGTTAGCTATACCTCTAATAGGCTGTGGTAATCGTTTGCGTTTAGCTTTCTTACCACCGGCATCTTTGGTATTTTGCTCATCAAATGAGTTAACGTTTTTAGTGTTCGGCATTAGTGCTTCATTCCTTTCTTTTTAGTCTTCTTTGGTGGTCTACCTCTCTTAGTTCCGTAAGTCCCTTTTCCTGATGGCATAGCTCTCCTAAAAATTAATGTCTGATCTGTCAAGTTTCTCTAGAATGTCGTTACGATATGCTTCATCTTGGTCATATCTTGGATCATTCATAGCTCGGATGAGTTCCGCTTGACTTCGGAATACATCACCCTTGTTTGATGCAGGCTTACCTGTGTAGGTTCTACCCTCTGAACCGTTGGCTGCCTCATACTGAGCTTTGAGCCCAGCAGCAGCCAGCTTTATGGCTGCGAGGCTGCCACTTTCTATAGTTTGGTCATAGCCTTTTATCACATCTTCGGGTAAGTTAGACTTGGCCCAGTTGATGACTTGAGTATATTGTGTGTTACCTCCAACTGATTCCTTGATACTTGAAATATCGTCGTTTGTGATCTCAGGTATCTGTTGTATAGGTGTGTTACTAGCCTGTACTTCCATGTATGCGTTGAGTAAATCTGCACTTGACATTTCTGCAAGCTTAGACTTTGTAGCATCAGTCAGCTTGCCGCCGGCTTTTGCCCACTCCTCTGACGCACTGGTGATGAGTTGAGCATTGTCTGAGAAGTTAGCTTTGTCAGGCTCAGCCTTCTTTTCTTCTTCTTCTTTCTTCTCACCTAATTTACTCTCTAGTTCTTTGTATGCTTTTTCTAGTTCTTCAGCGTTCTTATACTTACCAGCGAGTAAGGGTTCCTCTGGTGGTGCAGGCTCCTTACCTTGTTCCTGTGCTTCCGCAACTCGTAATGAATCTTGTTCGTCAGGAGTAAGGTTAGTCTCAACTGTCTCAGTTGGTGTATTGTTTTCGTATGATAATGTTTCTGCCATATGTTACTGTGGTGGTGTGAGGTTGCCCAGAATACCAGCCGCTTGTTCGGCTACGTCTGGGTTTTTACTAGGATCTAGCAACGGTGTACCGGCTAATTGACCAGCCTGATTAAGAAGAGTTTGAGATTGTAAATCTTCTTTCCGCTTCTGGTTTAGCTGTTCTAATTGTTCACCTGTACGTACAAGATTAAGCACATCAATACCCTGTGCAGCTGCCAATCTCTTGATAGCTTCTGTTGGGTCTATGTACTTCATCAATGCTTCTGGCCCTAGTGTTTGTGCAACCGTCTGTATAAACCTAGTCAAAGCTTCGTTGTCTTGTCCCCTGCCTAGGCTGTTGATTCCAGCCACGATCTTAGGTCTGACTATATTCTTTGGTAAGTTAGGTATCTGGTTGCTTCGTTGTAGTATCAGCAGTGTTCTATTCAGATAGGGTACTAGAAACTCTACTGTGAGCAAGCTGAATAAGCCACCCAAGCTTTTCTCTAGTTCTAACTGTGTGAGGCGTACCTCCTCTGCCGTTACTCTTTCCGCGTTCCTGATGTTCATAACCAAGAAAGCTTCAAGTATTCTTCTTTCTATCTGTGCTGCTAAGTTTGCAGCTGTAGCAAAGTCCGCTGTCTTACCAACTTGGACAACTCCTACATCTTCTGGTCTACCTTGTATGATAGCACCATTACCGGCCTTAGCCAGTGTCCCGGGTTTAGTTGTAGCGGATGGTGATACAAGAAAGACAACCTTACTTGCTACACTTGCTCCTTCTACAAGAGCCTGAGACAGTCCGTCGAGACTCCGTAAGTCACCGAGAAACTCTTCTACTCTACCTCTACCGTAGTCTTCACCGTCTACTGTATTGAATCGGAGAACTAACCATGGAGAAGTACCTTTTGGTGCTGTACTACGTGTGCCTTCAAGTACCTGATCGTCAGCCTCTTGATGCCACAGCCAGCGTCCACTGTTTTCATCCATACGCACGTAGGTATACACCTCTGCGTCATCCTCTGTCGAACCGTAGTCGCCATTGACTGGCTGCTCTGAAGGGTTAGGCGATTCGAGTCCTAGCACTTCTCTATTAATTAGTTCTTTTGTAACAATCTCTACAACATTACCGTTACCGTCTCTGTTTACAACATATCTCTGTAGTGGATAATGCTTTAGACCATCCTTGCTCATAAATATAAGAGCGTTACCAGATACGATCAGGTGCTTCAAGGCTTGATGTACCACAACTCTATCACTTGATGCAGCTATGTAATCCATAATCAATCTCTCAATCTTTGAGAATGATAGGTCTAGCTCGCTACGCATGGTTTGGTCTAGCTGTTCGCCAAGCTTGTCATCTCTGACTTGTAGCTTGAAAAAAGCTGACTGCGGTGGTAATACTGCAAGCATGAGTTTTGCTGCAAGAGTTACGACCGCTTTAGCTCCAACACTTTGATATGGTTGTGTCAGTGTGCGTCTGCCTTTATAGTTGTCATCCTGTGTAACAAGATAAGGTAGGGTAAGTTCTGAACACTCAACTGCTGTATCAAGAAACTGTGTTCTGTTTGTCAATAGCTGGGTGTATCTTTCCCTAGCCTTAGACATTTAATCCTCCTGATGTTCCGCCACCACCAGCACCAGTGTTGATGTTTATTTTTAAAGCATCTGTACCGGTTCTTGCAGCGTTACCTCTTTGATCTTCTTTCTTAGCTGATGTACCGTACTCTACTCCAGCTACATCATCTGGATCTAGTAACTCTTTTTTACTAGGTAGTCTTGAAGCCTGAGCTAAATCAGGGTTTCTTGGTTGTATAGGTGCGGGTGCTGCAATAGCTTGCTGCTGTTGTCGTCCTCCAAATAGACCTCCAACGCACATAGTTATTCTCCTAAAATAGATTTTACATATTGTACGACCGACTCTTGGCCGGCCCTGTACATAATGGAGGCTAGCTCCTCCTTGGGGTGGACTGGATGCCAAGCGAACTTGGACTCCAAATCCTCGACCAACTTCTCTAACTTCTCTGAATGAAAGCTAAGCGTATTGGGGGAGGTTTGTATTTGCATGTTCAAAAAACGCTGGCATGCGAGCTGCTCTGGTATCGGCAAACTGTGGTGCCTTACCTTCATACATCAACCGGTCGCTCGCATCAAGCCAGAACTGTTTGTCTAAATGTTTGTCCGGTGAAGTTTTCAAGGGTTGCATTACCCATGAAATAGTTGCCTTCCTAAGCTTATCCAAGCTACTGCTAGGACGAAGGCCAAGCTCGGCACAGACCAAGCTATTCGTAGCCACGTGGACTTGTTCATCTCTGGATATATCAGCTGATACCGTTCTGATAGCAGCATCACCAGTAAACCTAAAGAAAGGTAATAGAACAAAGAATATAGCTCGCTCTGCAACGAGGGCTTTTGTAATAGTGTGATCGGGGTGTGCAATCCAAGCATCTCTTATCTTTATAGCTTCTAGTTCTGATTGTATATCTGCTCCGTGAGCATCAACAATATAGTTTAACGCAATGTCATGCTTCTCTTCATCTTTGACATTCGAGATGAGAAGCTTTCTAGCTGTATCGGGTACTTCTTTCTCAAGACCCTCAAGAATAAAGTCTCCAACTGGCAGCTCCATATGACGTATTGCGAGAGCACGTTTGATGGTTTCTTCAGCACCTTCCTTCAGTGCTCCTTTTGTGGGTTGAACGGGTGTCCATTTTCTTTTTCTACTAAATAATTTTTCGTATGGGTTCATTGTTCGCAGTCGCATTTGGGGTTGTTATCTAAAATGCCTGCCAAGTAATTGTCGACGTCAATGTCACCCAACGCTGCGTAAGCATCAGACTTATCTTGTACATCGCCCATGACTTGGAGGGAATAATATAACGAAGTTTGTGGACTAGCTAGCCACTCTTCGATAAACGCTTCGTCGTAAGTTACTACGTCGCTCCAGCTGTTGAAGCTGTAGCCATGAAGCAATCCTGTCCTATCGAGCATTGTGATGATTTCGTCTGCTACACGCTTATATGCGTCCCATCCTACCTCACTTGCAATCTCAACGTCGCCGTATTCAACTCTCTCTACTCCGAACTCGCCGGAGTCTCTGTCTACGGTTCTAGCTATTGGTGGTGCTATCTCGGGTGTGCATGTATAGCCGTCTAGGTCTTTACTGCGATAGCTGCAACTGGCAGTGGGTGCAATAGCGAACGCCCTTACCATGTTATGTTCTCTTGCTATCTGTGATGCTTCAAAGATAGCGTGTTGTAATCCCCAAGCTGCTATGCCCGGAGCATCGTTTGCAGAGAGTCCTTTGTTTACTCTGCTGAGTGCCTCTCCGAAGTCCTCGTACGAGATACTGTACTGTCTGAGGAAGTTGGCAAGACCGAGCACTCCAAGCCCCACTTGTTTGTCAATTTCTGGGGCAAGGTACTCTCCAGATTCTCCAACACCTGTCCGGCCATGGAGATCACACAACTCGGACATGCCTGATACGAAAGCCTCTTGTAGGTCGTCGATTGAACAGGCACCGAGATTGACATGCTGTAACAAGCAAGTTCCACGTGAGGGCAAGTATACTTCAAGGCATACGTTTCCATAGATACGAGTCCCTTCTCCGTCGTATTTGATTTTGTTGAGCCAGATGTCTCCTGATTTGATTCCATGTAGTAAAGCCTCCTTGATTTCTCTATTACAGTTACGCCACATCTTTGGTGTGATGTCAACGCAACGCTTCACCCACGGTAGTTCCTGTCTGGGTGTAGTTATAAATTTTAGTACGTCTGCATGGTCTAGGTCTAGGTGCAGAACTATTGCTCCGTTCTTGTAAGCTCCACCTCTACGAAGTGTCTCGTTGAGAGCTGAGTATATCTTACCGAAGCTGACTGGGCCTGTAGCTACCAGCCCTTTGTCGTTTGTGTGTCCCTCGGGTCTAAGTTTAGACAGGTGGATAGCACACCCTGCACCGTAACGTAGTGCATGGGAAGCGAACCTCCAGCTAGCTTCGATACCCTCTGGCCCTTCCATGCTATCTTCTACAACGAAGATGGTGCATGATACAGGTAGTCTTGATGTAGGATCATCGATCCAAGATTGCACTCTGCCGGTGCGGGAGATAAATTGAGTAGACATTATGGTATAAATTGTAGTAGTTCTTTTAGATTGTTACCAAGTATAAAGTTTTGTTCTTGAAGTGCAAGGAAGACAGTGATTACATCTTCCTTGTTTGTCCAGTATTTTTTTCTGAGCCCGTCTTCTATAAGCCGCATCTTGAGGTCTTGTTCAACCGTCAATTTTGTAATCGGCTTCGGGTGTCCAGAGGATAGGGGTTTGGGTTCTTGAGTCATAGTCCTGATCTGTAAGTATTCTAGCTAGTCTTGCATTAAGTAAAGCGTTGTCTTCTGTCAACCCTTTGTCCTTAAATGCTTTAACAACTGTAGCCCAGCTGTAGCCTTCTTTCTCAAACAGGGTAGCTGCTCTCTTTACACCGATACCGGGTACACCGCTGTAGCCATCAGTCTGGTCGCCAGCTAGTGTCTGTATCAGATGCCATCTAGCACCCTCTTCTGGTGTAATTGTTGTAGTGTCTTCTAGGTTGTATAGCTTGCCGGGAATCTGTCTCATATCCTTATCAGGTGAGACAATAGTATTGCCGGGAAACTTTGTAGCGTATATACCCATAGCATCGTCAGCTTCTAGCTCTGGCATAGTGATAACACTAAATTCTAGTTCTAGGTTACGTATGACACGTTTGTAGCCGCATGGCTTCTTTCTATTTCTATGACCTTTGTAATCTGGGGAAATTTTTTTCCTAAAATTTTTAGAATCACTAAAAAACAGCATTGGTGAGCCAAAACCGCCAAATTGCATATTTATATTGTCTATTTCACGTTTTACGGCCTTATAAGCGTCAGAAAAGTTGGATGTAACAAAAATAACGTCTTCGCCGTAGTCAATCTCAGTTTCACAGGCTGCACAGCACTTGTATACTATGTAGTCTGCATCAATTAGTAGTTTCATGGTGGTTTAGTGTACGTCTGCCCAAGTATATCCAATCTTAGCTTCAGCTGCGATAGGGCATCTTAGGTTATAATATTCTCCTGCTAGTTTAGCAGATATTTCGAGCCACTTGGCTAACTCTTCAGTATCTTTAGGATAACATTCATAGTTTAGCTCATCGTGAACGAATGATAGTTGGTGAGCATCAGGTGGTAGGCAATCATTCACAATCACCATCCATCTTTTTGCTATTGTAGCTGCTGAGCCTTGTAATAGGTAGTTAAGAAACTTGTGCGACTTATCTACCTTGATCTTACGGCCATCAATTCCTTTTGCGAAACCTTTGGCCGCACACTTCTGCGTGGCATCAAGCAGCTCCTTCAAGCCGGGAATAGCTGCAACGTACGCCTTTCTTATCTCAGCCCCTTTATGCCTAGCTGCGGTTTCGGTAAGCTGTTTGTTGAAGGAGTAGCCGAGTTTGGTATCGCCGGCTCCATAGAGGAAGGCATAGGTAACAGTTTTAACTTGCCGTCTAGTGATTCCAATCCTGTCGGCGTTAGTTTGGTGAATATCCCCTTCAATAAGAATCCTTTGATAGCGTCCGTTATCATACCTCGAGAGGTAATGAGCAAGCATCCTAAGCTCAATCCCACTAAGGTCAGCTGAAACCATTTGTTTACTAGGAGTCGCTTGGAAAAGGTGTCTGAATCTTTCATCTGCTGGTACTTGTGCTAAGTTTGGTTTACGGTGGGCACATCTGAATGTGCTGGTGGCGACGGAACAATGATGGTGTATTCTATTACACGTCGTAGATAGCTTCTGCCATGCGTTCACGCCTTCCGAGATCATCCCCAATTTCTTGGTAATATCGAGACATCGAAGAAACAACAGGGCTGTCTCCGACCCAATATCTTTTAATACGGTCTCGTCTATAACCGCCTTCCCTGAGGCAGTTAACGATTTCGGTGTCCAATTGCTGTGTGTCTTCAGTATCCATGCTATTTGATCTCTTGATGTGGGGTTGAGTTGTTTGAGTTTGGTGAAGGGGCATCCTTGTATGTACCCTTGTGTCCTGTTATTTCGCTTAGGAGTGAACACTGCTCCGGCAACGAAAGGGTGTCTCCTCCGTAATATTTCAGTAGCTTCTGAAAGTTCTGATCTGAGAGTTTGCTCAAGTTCCCGTGCAGAGCCTTCATTAAAGTACCATCCATGTTCTTCTTGTTGTTGTAGTATTAGTGCGACCTGATGCTCTAGTTTGACCCAATCAGGTAAGGGTGGAAATGTTGACATAGTTTTCTTGTAACGATTGTATCTTGTTCACAATAGTCCTCCATCTCCTTGCTCCAGTGTGACCAGTCGGAAGTCTCTCCAAAGTTCCCTTTGTATTCTCCCAACCTGTGACCATAGGACTCCAAAGAGTGGCGACCATAAAGCTTGGTTGGCATACCTTCTACCTTACGCTTGCGGTCAACCTCAAGCATGTCAGGGTGGTATAGCCTTGATAGTAATAATGTATCTACGATGCGACCCTGTGGTTCAAAGAAAGGGTAACATTCTTGCAACACCGGAATGTCAAAGCCGATGATGTTATGTCCAATGATAGTGTCGGCATACATAAGATCCTTGACACCAGTAAGTATAGGCTCACTAGCTCCAGTATCATTGTATCTTGCAGTCTCACCAGTCTCATAGTCGAGAATGACGAGGCAGTGTATTTCAGTCCTAGCTGCGTCGAGTGGTGTTGTTTCCAGATCGAACAGGAGGGTGGTAGGTTTTGTCTCTGAATTTGGCACGTTGCTTTGCTCTCCTAGTAGGTGGGTTAGGTTTAAAAATCTGTAGCTGGGTTGAACTCAGCTGTTTCTTCGGGTTTATTTTCATAGAATTGACATGTGGATAAATCATAACTCAGTTGTGTAGCGACTCCGACTTCTCCTGAGAAACGGTTTTTAAGGACTCGCAGAGTTGTGAGATTAGCGTCAGCCTCTCCTTGCTGGTCACGTTCCAAAGCGATGACCGAATCGCTGAGCTGAGCAATCGAATGAGATCCACGTAGTTGTCCGAGGGATACACGTCCTCCTTCCTCGTGCGAATTATTGTCACTGTTTGTTCTCCTTAAATGTGAAACTAAAAATAGTGCGATGCCTGTACGCTCTACCAATGACCTGAGTTTCGTCATTGTTGAGTCAATCATGCGTCGCTCGTCTCCATCGAGTCCACTTAATAATATACTAAGATGATCGAGGAATATAATACGACACTCCAATCCACTGGCAAGGTATTCGATCCTATTGTAAATAACGTCAGGGTCAAAGCTACCAAACCCATCAAACAGAAAAACATTCCAGTTTGATAGAGTATCATTGAAAGCAGTGGTGAGTTCTTCTCGTCCATGTTCTCCAATATGATAAGGTTTACCAAGTGCAGCAGACATCAAGCCGAGTGCTGTACGTTTGTTGTTTGCCTCAAGCTCAAGTATGCCGACAGTCTCTCCTTTCTGTAGAAGATCAGCAGCAATAGCCCTGACCAAAGAGGTCTTACCACTACCTGACCCAGCTGTAAGTGTAGTTAACTCACCGTACCTGATGCCATGTAGTTTCTCATTGAGTCCCTTGAATGGGAACTCGTGGTCACAGGTTTTAGTAGGCTCTGTGACTAAGCCCAATAGGTTTTTACCATCTACGATGCCGTCTGGCCTGTAGGGTTTAGCATCCCATATCGCACGTCTTATTGCTTCTTGGTCATTAGCTTGGAGTGCATCGCTTGCATCTTTGTAAGCATCGAGTCTAGCAATCTTAACGCGGCCGGCTGGGAGTATGCTCGAGGCAGATTCAACGGCCTCACGCCCTGCTTCATCGTTGTCGAAGAACAGGACGATCTCTTGGTAGCCTTGCAAGAAGGGTATGGCTTTTTGTAAGTCCTTTCTTGCTGCTGCCGCACCATGAGGAAGGCTGACCATCGGCCAACCTGACATAACTTCATAACAACTGGCAGCATCTAGTTCTCCTTCAGTGATGACAATTCGCTTGCCAGTAGTTGGAAATAAGTGTTGACCAAAAAGTGTGCTTGTAGATTGTCCCTCGTAGTGAAAGTCTTTTGACTTAGTTTTAATTTTGAATCCAGCAACGACCCCATCATTTGTGTAATATGGGAAACGTAGGGTGTTACCGTATCTGTATATTCTGTAGAAGCTGTTGGTTGCTTCACTGATTCCTCTCTTTTTAAGGGCTTCTGCTTCTCCGAGGAATCTTGCTGCGGTTTTGTCATTTATCATTCTGGGTGTATTATTGTCCCCGTCCGCCGGGGTGTACGTCTGGCACGAAAAGCAGAACGCGTGGCCGTCAGAGTAACGTGAGTTAGCATCTGACGAACCACAATTATCGCACGGCTCATGTGCCACAAATTCTGATTCTGTGTTCATGTTAGCCAATCAATGGGGATTGCGTGTACTGCCGCCCATTTGATGTCGTGTTTCTCACACCACTGGGCGTATGTGGTTTTGGACTTTTTACTTATCTTGTTGAAGGGTGCTTGAAACACCATGCGTAAGTCTACATCTGGATTATCTCTAATAACAGCTAGGATCTTACGTCTATCATCAGCATCCCAATACCCTTTTGTTTCAAGATAGATACCGTTAGGTAGTATGAAGTCAGGTGTATAATGATGTTGTATCGTATACGGAACCTTATGTGACTCATACTCATACGGTGTACCAATCTGATCTAGTAGCTCAGCAACGCTGACCTCTAGTTTAGATTTAAAAGTCCTCTTCTTCTTCAAAAGCTTCTATCTTTGGAGCTTCTGCTGTTGTAGCTTTGAAGCCTTCAGTCTTACCGAACAAGTCAGCTACAGCCTCCTCGTCCATGCTGTCTGTGTCAACGCCTGCTGCTGATCCTTTGATCTCGACGACTTGTACGCCGACAAGCTTGAGTGAACTACCATAAGTAACTCCATCTTTCAAGATGTATGGCTTTTGGAAGAAGCCTAGCTTTACAGTTGAGCCACCATATATAGGTGTCTTTGCATCTGTAACTGGTGATCCTTCTGTGTCAACAACAGGTGGTTTCTTGTCCTCTCCCCATGAGAACTTGATCTTGTATTTACCATCAGCTACCTCTTCCCATGGTGTTGGCTTGAGTGTAGCTCTCTTTGGGTTCTTTAGTTTGGACTCTGCCCATGCAAGGACAGACTTTCTTTCAGTCTCCAGTGCATTGACCATATCCTCTCCTACAATAGCAGCAAGGGAATAGCCAAACTTACCGGGCTCAAGTATGGCTTGGAAGCCTTCTAGTTTTACTTCGTCTGTGACGTGTACGTTTTTGCTCATAATTAACAAAAGAAATAAGTGGATTCAATAACCGTCTCTGGCTGTAAGTCGCCAACGATCGGTGGTTCTGTCTCTGCCTGTATCTGACTGGCAAAGGTGTTGAGATAGTCATGTTCTGCAAAGAGAATCATGTACGTCTCCCTTATTATAGCACTGAGTTTATCCATATCGCAAGCTCTGCTTAACACACTGTCATGAATTAGTGCTATCGGCTCATCAAATCTCCGTAGCGCAAGGTGTAACAGGCTTGCATCAAGACTATGGATCAGGTTAGGCGCAGTAGCCGCCTTGTGCCTGTTGATGTCGACCTCCTTCCCATCCTCTACTGCAACGGATAAGTCGCAACGACCTAAAAGCTGTAGTTGTATACGTTCTACTTTCTTTTTAAAGTACCGCTGTCTAACCACGAAGCCCGAAGGGGTCGTCCATTCTATGTAGCTTTCTCCTCTACGTATAGTCTTACCAATCTCATTCTCGATCCATCTCATAACTGACATCGGCCCGGGCACAACTGCCTGCATAGCCTGACGAACTGATTGAACGATCTGAGTGAGGTCATCCTTATCAACCTCGACACCCTTTTCTTTGAGTGCATCTTTGATATACGACCTATTGGAGAAAGGTTTAGCGTTGTATGGTATAGTCATAACTGTACGCTTTACACATTTACGATCCCAGACGGAACGGTATTTCTCTGGAATGTAAGGCTGTGAAACCTTGGCGACCACAGCATAGGCATCTTGTGGTCTTTCTGATGGTACTACATTTACCAACAGTGCAGTTGATCTGTCACGAGCTAAGCCTGCAAGTATCTGCAACCCTGAGCAAGTGGCATCAGTAGCAATAGGCAACGAAGTCTGTGTCCTATCGCAAAGTATACAACAATGATAGTACTCTTCACATGCAGCCAAGAATAACCAAGGCTCATCTGCACCCTCCCAATCACCTAGATTGTTAAGTGGGTCAGTCGCAACTCGTGAGACAAGTGAGACATTGTTGTGTGTCCAGTCAAGCCTCTCTTGCATAGTAGACTTGTCAAGACCATATGTAGTAGCAACTTGAAAGGCAAGCCAACCCTCTGCACTCTCGTTCAAGTCAACAGCATCGGCGAAGAGCAAAAGCGATTTGCCAAAGTCTGTGTCTTGTGGTGTGAGAAATGCAGGGATAGGATAGGCTCGACCTCTGTAGTCAAATGACCATGGTATGTAGAACTCTCTGTCCTTGAAGCGAGCGACAGCTTCCATAGTCATACGTGTGCGACAGGATCTCTTGAACTCTGCTGCTCTCTTGTTCATGACCTCTGCCGCTGATCTGCGATACGCCTTTCTCGACTCTTTGTTAGTCTCAATGTCAACTGGTTTGGGTGGGAGGTCGTAATGAACAATCGGTAGAAACTTACCCACACTTATACCTCTCTCTTGTAATTCAAATGCGGCCTTTACTATAAATGGGTTTAGCCGGTATTTGACCTGTTGAATTTTGTTGAGAAAAGCAAGTGGGATTTCCCCCTGTATTAGTGCGTGATCGCCTCGTCGAACGAGCTCGTGACCTTGCATCACCTCATTAAGAATATATCCGCCGACTTGCTCGTTAGACCAGTCGCGTGGAGGCACTAGCATAGGCCATGCTAACGGGCTGAAAAGCTCTGCATTTGCCATTACTTCATCCTTGATGTCCATGAACTCAGCTGTTGGAGCTATGAACACAGTGGTCTTACGGCCTGTGCGAAGGCGTTGCTTGTAGAACCAGCCACTTGATTCCATGATACAGTCGAGTAGCCAACCGCCTAGCTTAGTGCGTATGCTTGCACTCCAAGATGTCCATGGTGTAACCTTAGCTCTGTTCATCAGCGTCCTGATAACAACTAGCTTCTGGTGTGTACCACAGGCTTTGTGCCAGTAGTTGTCCTTGAGTGTTTTAAGTAAAGCTGGTGCATGATGCTCGTAATGACGCATGTGGCACTCGTCTTCGATAGCCTTACCTATCATGGTGCATATATTGGTAGCAGTATTACAGCCATCCTTGTAACCAAAGACATTATCAAATGTAACCTTGCATGCGATAGCAGCCGCAGCTAGTGCTTCAATACTTGCGAGGTACTGGTGTATATCTTTGAAGGCAGCTCCATACTTACCTTGATGTATTTTCTTGTTGGTATTATCAATACGTGCAACTACACGTGGTAGTAGTGCATCAATAGAAGATATACCATACACTGTAGCAGAAGAGTACTGCTGTTGTTCTAGCTTATAGGTTTGATCTTGTAATCTTTTAAGACCTTGCTTAATCTGTGACCTTTCTAAGTTTACCTGTTCCGTGATTCGGTCTTGAGTTATATGTGTCTGCGAGTTCATCTTGCACCTGTGCTAGTAAGTGTTTACGTACTTCCTCGTAGTGAGGATGTTCTTTGCTAAGCATCTGTAATGCTTGGTTGTAATATGTGTACACGTCTGATGGCGGTACTTCATGTATTTTAGACATAGTTCTCCTTGTCTCCGTCTGTAATGTATTTTTCTGGTTTCATGAACGAGACGTAATCATGTGTACATACAGTAAATTCAGAGTCCATTTCCTTGAGTATTCTGTTTACTCTTTTAGCCGCTGCTGACTTTGAGGTGTAGATATACTCTGTTACCTTATCAGTCTCACAGTTACGTGTACGTATCATGCAGAAGACAGAGGTTGGAAACTCCCATCCGTCCATCTTCCAAGACATAAACTCGTCGTAGTCAATAGACTCAAACCATTCTGATGGTGTATCTTTAACTGCTTGCCAGTTGTTTGGGTAGTATCCTTTAGTCATAATTTCTCCTTAATTCGTGTTACGTCTTTGAGTTTGCGTCCATAATATATTTTAGCAATCTCCTGTGATTTGTACGCAGCTTCTTCATCATCTGTAGCATATACAGGGAAGAGTACGTCATTGTCCATGGTGGCTCTGTATAGTATGTGTGTCATGTGCGTCCGTGCGTGATTGTGATTAGTGAGGGTTGTACCGTATCAATACGTATATACTGTACAGTATGATTGGTATTAGAAAGAAGTAAACGATCATAGTGCTATATAAGGGTAGTGGCGTTCGCTATACTTCATAGGGTAGTGGTAATCTACAAGCTCATACTCCATATTATTGCAGTGATTCTCTGCATACTTCTCTGCTTTGTCCCTGTTGTACACAATGTCTGCGTCAACATCAACCTTGATAAGTATGTATAATGGTTTGACAACCCTAGTCTTGGGCTGTATATCTGGTACGTCGTCTCTTGTCATTGGTCTATTAAAACAAATGTTTGCTATTTCTTTTTCGGTCATAAGTACCCCGCTATCTCACAGCCCGGCTCGTCGTAGAACCACGATATGTTTACGTCAGGATACTGCTCTCTGAGTGCATGGCATATGGCTTCGGGTGGCGACCATGCTGTATTGAACTCAATCTCAACTTGGTCAGGGTCGTCATCTGTAACTACTACGTCGTATGCGTCCCACTTGGTATCCCAGTTAGCTAGTCTCCAGTCATACCATCTGTCGTCAGCTCTGCCTGTTGACTTGAATACAAGCCTACGCCATGGATCTTCGACGTATTGTGGTAACTCACCAACCTTGCCTCTAGGTTCAGAGAATGAATACTCTTTCACATCTTTAGACATAAGTGGTGTGTTGAGCCAGTCAGGTTCTGGTATAATCTGACCAAAGCAGCTCTCGTCCTCGAACATCTGCTTGATCTTAGCAACATGAGCCCTAGCTTCTGTACCCATGGTAGGTGCATAAACTGTAACCCTGTTGTGGCAATGGTTTGGCATGGTTATCTCCTGTATTATTTGTTGTATCTAGCTTGTAGCTTGTCGAAAGCTTCTTGGTTCTCTTCTATCATAGCAGCGAAATCTGAGTTAGGTAGCTTTTGTAACAAAGTCTTAACAAACTCGTTCTCGATTGCTGATATACCTACGATTCTGCCTGCCTTGCCTGACTTCTTGGCTTTGACTAGTGGACGCTTAGCTGACTTGGCTGCCATTGCTGCCTCTGCTTTGGCGATAGCATCCTTGAGTATATCTTTCTCAGCGATCTTTGGCTCAGGGTATTGCTCAGTAGCAGGCTTGTCATTGCTGAAGTCAAATACTGGTAGGTTGTTTGGTGTTGATGTTGTCATGGTGGTAATGAATGATGGTTTACGTGATGGTATGCGTAGATAGTTTGTAGCTAGCCACGGCTTGGTATTGAGGTAGCGTTTGTACGCTGTGATAGTATCGATAGTCTTATCGAACTTGATGTCCTCTGGCATGGCACGAGTGAAGTCTGTGACCTTGTGATATACGTCACCGCACTTCTCGTCGAAGGTACGATCGTAGATGTCAGCGGCTTCGCATATAGCAGAGTAACAAGTATGCACCTTGTCATAGCGTGAGTGATACTCTGCACACAAAGCATAACCATGTGCAATGAGCCATGCAAGATTGTACTGGTTGGCGGCTGCCCAGATTGTACAAGGATGCTTGCGGAAAGCACCATGCTGAGTACGATATGGTGTGCCGTCCTTTTTGTGTAACTCACCAATGCCGTAATACCAGTCGCTGTATATGATAGCAAGCATTTGGCAAGTCTCGAGTGGCATCTTGACTATGTGCTTGTCTGGTAGATTGAGAGCCGATTGTATTGGGCAAGTGTCAGTTACAAAGATATTCATGTCTCTAATATAGCAAAGTATTAAGCGAAGGACAAGTGATTGTCAGGAAACCAAGATTTTTTCTGGTGCTTGTAATCGTGTAAGTGTACGTCCTTGATGTGATTGTATATATGTTGTTTACAGTTTGTCCATGTGTCCTTCCATATTACCCAATCATAAGATAATAGTATAGGTATCATGTCTGCGTCGTCTATGTATGTGTTGAAAGCTACGTATGGCATATTTCTTCTCCTTGTTTATTGAATGATTTACCTAGAACTGGTACATATAATATACCGTCGTCCTTGAGTGCAAGCTCAAACATAGTCTCGAACCATGTATTATTAATACCATGTTGAAACTCTGTGAGTCCTTGAAAGTGTTGTTGTGACCATTGCATCATGGCATTGTCTCCGATAGTTTGAATACTGCGTCCCTAGCTCCTTGACTGAAGGATAATAGGTACGACATCTCTGCACGTGTGAGTTGGTTGCTGAGTCTGAACTGCTCCCATGCTTCTTCGTACTTGTTTATGATTCCGTTTGCTTTGTAATCCATTAGATAAACTCCATGCTTGGTGTGATAAATAGACCAACAGCGTCTTGGTTGAACATGTCCTTGTATAGCCATGCGACCTTCTCAACTGCGTCTCTGTTGCCTGTGTCAATACTGACTATCTTGGTATCTTCGAGATCGGACTGCCATGTTCCCACTGCGTCCTGTATGGTATAACCCTCGAAGTGTGAGTCAAGTACTTCCTTGCAGTACATCTCCCAGTCAAGATCGGACACATATCCGTCCTCGCCTATATTGCGTCCATATGTTAAGTGATGTAGCATAACTGCGTCCTTTGATGATTGTGATGATGATCGATTTGTCTCATACCTATATTATAGCAAATCAAAATGAGATTGACTTGAGATATGAGAGAATGAATATAAGTCTCGTAAGACTCATTAAATATATTGTCCATACTATTTAAATATAATTACATTGTTATCTGGAGTTAATACTGTTACTTTAGTACAATACTCTCCGAGTTCTGGATTTAATAATCTAGTACCAAATTCAACTTCATTTGCTTTAGTTAACTGGCAAGTCTCAAATACATCTTGAAACTCTTCTTCTGTTAATGTTAATCCGATTACATTCTGTGTTTCATCATCTTCTGATAATTCATAATCTAAACCGATTGCATCTAATAGTTCTTGACAATCAATATCTATTTCTATGTTGACAGTATATTCTTTTGTTTTATTCATGATACTTTCTTGTATGTTTTGTTTGTATTGTTATTTGTTTTGATAAACTTACTCCTACGATTGTAATTAATAGTTGAAGGTAGTTGCTGATAAGATACAGTCTTGCATTGATCTTGCAACATATCAATCTCTTTTGCTAGTTGTTCATAATAACTTTTACTATGATGATAATATTTAAAGAACTTATGATTTGGTACTGGTTTGTTATACATATTAAACTCCTACTAATTCTAATTGGTTTACATAATTAACACCATTAACATTTAATCCTAACATTTGTAAACAAGTAATATCTTTATCTGTTAGTGTCTTCTTACCAGTTAGAGTCTGAAGTGCGTCAGCTAGGACTGGATCTGTTACATAGTGTAGTGTACGACCGAAGGCTGTCTTAGGTTGAGTCTGAATGTTGGTCATGTGTTTGTCTCCTTTTGTCTCTTACACTATTATAATAGCACGCTCAACTGAGACTCACTCAAGATTTGTCGGTTCTCACACGATTTATTTCGGACTCAAACTGGAACGCCAACAGATCGCGACTCATTCAACACACGAGTCTAATGCGTCCATGTTGCGAATGATTGTGAATCGGTGTACCGCACTTGACAAGACTCGGTCTTAGACTCGCTAGACTACGTCCTTGTTGCGATGAGACTCATGCAACTCGTGCGACTCATTGAGTCTCGGTCTCTGTAGTATAGCAAGACCCATATGGGACAACTGCGACCAGCTGCATACGTATAACGACCTCTCAAATTTTTACCATTTTTTACAGCTAATAGCCGGTTTAGTGGTAGTTGGTGGTAGTAGATTAAGAATTATCACCTCATATGATAATAGGTACAGAGGACGAGTCCACCCTTCTCCTCCCCTGTATAAGTGCGTGATCGACCTAAACCCAGTTGTGACCGCTATTGTGGTCTTCTAAGCCTCTAGCCTCTCTACGCTGCTCTATATCCATACCCAACACCATATGATTTGCAGATGCTTGAGGGTCATCTAGGAACTCTTCGAGCATTGTATTCCATTCTTCTTGCTTTCTTAGGGCTATCTGACGTTCTGCACTGATAGAAAGGGCATCTGTGAAGTATTTTACCCCCTGTGCAAGACAATCTAGCCTGTCATCGTGTTTGACTGCCCGTTTTTCACGGCACATACGGCTCATTTGGTAGAATAGCATGTAGAGAAGCCGCTGTTCGGGAGCTTCAGTTGGATTACTGTTGTAGTCCCAGTCAATAACGCCACGGTCGACGATAAGACGATGCTGGTTAAGCACAGGTTCAAGAGAATCAATAATCCTGTCCTCTTTTCTAACATTCGCCCGTACTTCTTCAATAAATATCGCCTGTTTTGTGTTCTGTAAATGTTTCTTAAATAGTTCGCCAACGATTCCATCTCCAAAGTTAGTTTCTACTACAAGTGAGCTGACATCATACTTCTCACACCCCTTGAGTATGTCTAGGAGCGTAGTGTCGCTGTATCCGTCTCTGTAAGCCCGCATTTCATGTAGATAGATGAACCCGTTTCGCTGTGATAAATAAGCAGCGGTCGTCTCATCAGAGCCTCTACCGGAGGGATCGACAGAGCAAATGGTTTCTGTGTATCCACTCCACTCCCCACTAAGTTGCATCGGAGAGTAAAAGTAATCTCCGGGGAGTCCGACGCTTGGTGCGTCTTTGATAACGTTTGCTGGGTCTGAGCACCATACGACATTTTCGGGTGCAGAGTTAGGGTTAACGCTAGTAACAACGAGATCAGCCATCTTAAGTGGAAACTTCGCTGCATCGGATAGTGATGTGTCAAGTTGAAATTGTAATAGGTAGTTTGATCTGCCCATTGAAGCCTCTCGCTCCAACAGGTCTTCATGTGAGAATCTATCATCTGTAGGAGTCCATTCTTCGGCCCCCTGTTCGATGTCCTCTTGTATCTCAAAGGCTAGCAGTCCTTCGTATTTGGACAGCTGCTTCTTTCTTGGGTATCTTGCAGGCCAGACCAAGGGTTTGTAGTTACGCTCAGCCAACCTACGGTAAATAGTAAAAGTAGTCTGAGGAGTCCCGAGATACATAATACGGCTATCACCTTTTGGCGTGAGGATAGATTCAGCTTCCGTACATAGTTGTAAAAGTTTTTCACGCATGAACTCCGTTAAGCTATTACCGGGTACTTCTACGTCATCCAAGATCATCAGGTCTGCACGACTACCAGTTAGCTGTCCGGTGATACCAACTGACTTAACTGACGGTGCTTGGTGTGGGCTACAGTTAACATCAAAGCTTATCCTTGACCATCTACTGTCGTCTGACTTGGGCTGGAGGTGGCTTAACCAAGGTGTGTCTATGATGAGTTTCTGTAGAAAGATAGACATGTTGTCTGCACGTTCTTTCGACGCAGAGATAATCATAACCTTTCTTTCTGGGTCATTAAATAGTGTCCATAAAACAAAGGCACCAGTAATCCAGCTCTTACCTACACCACGAAACGCCTGCACTTGCAAACGCTTCGGGCCATTCTGTAGGTAGTCCGCTATCGCGTACTGTGCCCTCGTAGGACTTGGCAAGTCTAGCTGTGACCACAATGCCTGTAGAAACAGCTTAAAGTCTTGCTGTAGTAAAACTAGGGAATTTTCCATTTTT